CGGGCCGGGTTGTGCCGGCGCCGGCGCCGAGGGTTTCGGGGGCGGCTCATAGTCGGGGTCGCCGGGCTCGGGGCGGCTCGGCAGGTCGAGGGATTGGCGTAGCGCCCGCTCGACGCGAAGATCAGGGGTGAGTAGGCCCGCCGCGACCAGCGGCGCCAGGAATTGGATCGCCATGTCGGATCCGATGGGCTCGAACGTGAGCAGCGGGCAGCGCACATCGGTGCCGAATTCGAGGTCCACCAAATCTTCAATGATGTGTTGCTGCGCGTTGTGGGCGTAGGCGGCGGCGGTCGCGTTCAGCGCTTGCGTGTAGGGCTTCTCAAGCACGTTGGCCAACGCGTACGAGCCGCCTTTGTCGAGGTTCATGAAATGAATCAGACCAGCTAGGGCGATGGATTTGTCATGGTATTCGATGCCGGCGCGGATGTCGGGCAGGTTCCCGGACACGCCGAGCAGCGCCAGCGTTTGACCTTGCGCGAGCCCGACGCCGGCGTGCAGGCCGCCGCGGAAACCGGACGCGATTTTGCGCATAGCGTCGACCTCGGCAGCGTTGTCGGGTCGGCTCGCTGTGCCGACAGGAACGCCCATGCCGTTGCGCCGCGCGACCGCCACCTCTATCTTTAGTAGCTCATTCTTCAGCAACCAATGCTTATATCCACTACGCAAAATTGAGCGGCCCTGCCAGAAACCGGGCCGCATATTGCGGGTGTAGACCACGAGCCGATTGATCGCCAAATCCAGCGGCGCTATCCCCCACACTGTTTGGGTGCTCGACATCGGCGCCACCTGTGTCACGCTGTCTAGCCCGCCGTCGAGTGCGGTGTTGAACCGTTGGATCGTCCACTGTGGCCGCGGCCCTAGTTTGCGGATCACGACACGGTTATCGGCCTCACGGCGGTAGACCTGCTCGAAAACGCTGTTTCCCGTGAAGTACACTGTGCCGCGCCGGCGCGCCAACCATGTGCGATTCGGGACTTGCAGACACCAGACGCCGTTAGTTTCGCTGATTGTGTCGGAGGTGTTCGCGCCGCGCTGTGTGCGGGCCGCGTTAGCGACTGGGCGACACTCAAGCTGTTTACCTGTCCGGGTCAATGTCATCCCGGCGCCGTTGACGCCGCTGGTCCACGGGATGCCGAGCAGTGAACACGCCATCTGAAAAGCGTCTAGTCGGCGCGGGTCACGCTGCGCCAAATATCGTGCGCCGCCGCGCCCATAATTACCGTCAGCGTCGATCGACGTCTCGATGAACAGCCGCAACTGAGACGCAGTCAATTCCGCGATGAACCGGCCATCGACGACCTTGCCGGGCGCGACCTGGCGTAATTGTTGCGCCGAAACCTTGCTGATGTACCAATAGGTGATAGGTGTGCGGTTCACGCCGCCGATGCGGGTTTGCTCACGCCAACCGCCGCGCTTGTCGCGCAATGATGCACGCGGCGGCCCGAACAGCGCCCATAGAACCTCACGGATGCGTTGGCAATGCCAACTGTTGACCGCGTCGGATTGCCGTATCGCGGCGCCGCCGCCAGCAAGCTCCTGCCCTTCGGTGAAGTACCACGCGACAAGCTCCACGAACTGATCAGACCATTTCGGTTCGGCTGCCAGGTTAGATGTCGGGGCTGCGCGGATAATCCGATCGTTAGTGTTCAGCCGTTCAGTCGACCGGAACCGTAATATCCCGCTGTGATAGTCGCGGGTGATCCAGCGGTGATTCAGCGTCGACACTGAGGAATGCGACCGCCCCTCTAGGCGGCGCACAGTGTGGCGGCCAGGAAAGTGCATCACATCATCGCAGTGCTGCCACTCACCTAGCCCGGTGTTTAGGTTGAGCGTCATCACCTGATCACCGATGCGCAGATCACGACCATTGAGCCAGCCGCGGCTAGTTAGCACCTCGGTGTCGTAATCGACACAGTGCCCGAACTGCAAGGTTGGGCTGGCGACTAGCGCTAAATGTTCGACCCACGAGAACCGGCCGCGTGAGCGGCCACCGTTGTCAACGTTGTCCTGACCGACCACGGGCACGTTCAAGCATTTCGACACATGCTCGACGACAGCGGTGGGCGCCCCGTTAGGTTCCACCCGCCATTTCGTCGACACGATCGGCAACGACAGCGATTCAAGCAGTGACGTGACACGCGAGTCGTCGTTATCCATGTCCAGATAGACGAGCACACTTTCAGGCCATTGAAGGGTCGGAACTTTCTCGAACGGATCCCAATTGACCCAACCGTATGCGGTGGCCGACAGCGGCCCGCCGCCGCCGTAGGATCCGTAGGTGGCGTAGCCGGATTCGCCCATCGGCATCGCGGTACGCACCGGCGCCGTCATCACCGGGCGGGCAGGGGATCGGCCGCCGCCACGGGCCGGCGTCGCGACGCTCACAGCCCGCTCACGCATTCCACAGGTGTCAATATGACATATCCCAGGCGCTAAGTCCGCTACTTGTCGTCTCGAATTCCGTCAAAGAATCACCGCCGCCGCCGTTGTAGTCGCCGCCGCCCGCGGCCGGCAACGCCGGGGCGCCTATATCGGCGGCGAATTCCAGCACCGCCCAATGGGCCAAAACATAGGCGATCAGACACGCAATGTCGCCGTCGCGGGTGTCGAACACCCGGTCACCGCGCGGCAATTCACGCATCTGCGCCACCTCAAGAGCGTCGCGGATGATGGGCTGGTCGTGATGCTCGATGTCGCCGGCGAACGCCGCGTCAATGAAACCGGCGCACGCCATCGAGAATTCGTTAGCGCTGGTCAAATGCACATCAATGCCCAGCTTGCGCATCACCGGCGCTAAATCTTTACCAGGGTCGTGACCCTCGACGACCACCTCGGCGGGATCCCATAACTCGATCAGACCCAGCAGATAGCGGGCCACCTCACCGATATGGACACGGCACCCGTAGCCAACCTCGACCATTACACGGCCCTCGACTGTGCGCCGACCAGCCGCGATGTACCAGCGGTTCAAATCCTGCGACCGCGACACCGCCAACACGGTTTGCCCGGAAAGCTCAGACGGATATTCAGGCACCAGCCGTAACCACACCTCATCGACGGGAATCACAGGCTCGCGGTCCTGCGCAGCGCTCGGCCACTGCCCCCAACCCAAATAGTCGGCCTCCCACAGCGCGGTCCCCTCCGCGTTGATGCAATGCACCTTGCGGTTAGCCTCAATATCGCGGTCTTTGCTGATCACGCCGTGGCTCGGCGACGCCAAACGCCACATTTCGTGATCAAGCCGCACCTGAGCCCGTTCCTGATCATCATTGGGCGGGTCCGGGGCGCAATATTCCGAATACAGCAAATCGGGGTCCGCTGCGGCCGGGTTCCGCCAGCCCGCCAACCCGATATTGCGCAGATTCGTAAAAATGTCGCAGAACGCATGGATCGACGCGACCGGCGCCGTGGAAATGTACAGAGTTTGCGCATTCGGGGCCGCTATCTGCGCACCCGTCAACGCCGCCGTTTCGGCCTCGGTCAAGTTGTATGCTTCGTCGAATATCACCCGGTCGATCATGTCCAGCCCACGCCCAAGGTCAACCGACCGCACGCCGCACCGCAGGTGAGCTATCCGCCCATTCAACGCCCGCACAGTGACGTCGCCGCGGCCCTGCTTACCGCCTGTCGGCCCGTCAATGACCCGCTCAAGCAGATCAGAATTAGCTTTGATCACATTCACAACACGCGCGAACACCGCATCAGAGGTCTGCCCACGCTGCGCGCTGTACACGATCGTCTCGCCGAGCACGAACAGCCCGAACAGCGTGATCCAGCACGCCACCTCAGTTTTGCCCTGCTGGCGGGTGATCACCCAACACACCAGCCGGTGAAGCCACAGACCGTCCGGGCGGCGCAATAATGCCGACCGCAGCTCCTCCCACTGCCAAGGAAACAGACGTTTACGGGCCGCTCGATGTGCGAACCGCGCGCAGCGCTTCGCGTCGCGATCATCACCAACACCCAAATCGACGTGATAACGCGGCTGTTGCGGCCCGTCGAGACGATGCCACACACCAACCCACGCCGGCGGCCCACTATCCACCATCTCAGCATCCCCGACGCGGCGATGATGGCCGCCCACGCGTGCAATCCGCCCGGTGATCGCCGCCGTTCACAGCAGGCCAATAACCACAACCCGCGCACCAGCCGCCGCGGCGCCGCAAATCAGCCACCGACGCATCGCTTTGCCACCCAAGATCACGAACCTTACTCGCCTTACTCACAGCCGCTCACCCGTCGTCGTCGAGATCATCCAAAATGCTGCGCACATCATCACCACAGCTCGGCGACACCGGCAACGCGGCCCGCTGCCTGTGAATATCGGCCAACAACCCCGCGAACAACTTCGCCTGCTGCCGCTCCTCACGCACAGCATCATCAATCCGCAACTCAACAGTGATCCGAGCCGGAACCCGACCCTCACGCGGAACCAACGCCGCAGCCTCAAGCCGCAACCAACGCGCCGCATCACCACGCAAAACGCGATCCAACGCCTCAAGCCGATCAGCACACCGAGCCGCCTGCCGAATCAAAACCTCAATGCCCGGCGGATCCCCTTCCCGAGCAATATCCGCCCGCAAACGCTCACCAGCCCCCCGCGGGGCGCCCATTCGAGCC